ATTAACTGGGAAGATCCTAACTTGTTTTGCGATCACTGCAGCAGTCGGATTGAGTCTGCCTACGGAGGGGAAACAGAGTGAACCTTTACAACGTGGCAGTGGTTCGGACCATCAAGCCAAGCTGGGACCCTCAGGACTGGCGAGACGCTCGGCAGGATTTTCTGATCGAGGCGCATACACCGCAACACGCCGAAAGGCTAGCTAGCGAGCTATTTGAGCCTTGTGACGACATCGCGGACATTTATTGTCTAGTGTAGTATTTAGCAAGCTAGCTAGATTCTGTGGTCACTGAGAACAGGGGCAAGGGTGCAGGCTTGCCCCATGACCCTACGGTTAAGACTGTGGGTAATGATCCCGAGAAGCGTTACCGCGGCGGCAAAGGTTGCGAGGCAAAGATAAATGAGCGGGTCAATGTTTGCTATGGGTACATCTTAGAGGGCGGCACACGTCGCCAAGTCTGCCAAAGATTGGCCGATCGCTTCAATGTATCTGAGAGAACTGCGCACAATGATTACACAACCGCCATGAATTTAGTGAAAACAGAACAAATTGAAACAAGAGAGAATCTTTTGAACCAAATACAAGGCCTACGTTTAGCGACTGTTAGAAAAGCCTTAGCCAAAGGGCAATATCAAACTGTTGCAATCCTGCTGAAAGATATGGGTGCGGTTATCGGTGAAGTTGCCCCTGAAATTCAAGCACTTAACGCGCCAGTACTAAATATCACCGTTGAAGAATCTCGGCAGTCATCACTATCACCGGCAGCAGCTGGAGCGCCCCTAGACGTTGCGGCCTTGCCAGTGTGTGAAGAAGTGCGACAGGAGGAGCCAGGCCCCGGTTGACTCTTCCGCTTTATGTGAGACAATACGGGAACGCGGGCCACCATTACCCGCACCGCTCCTACACCATGGCTTCCACATACCACACCTATCCCGACCTGATCACCGATGGCGGCCGCTTGGCTGCTACCGCATGGCCTAAAGCCAGCATCTCCGATGCCATATGCGCCACATTAGCCAACGACTGCCAGGCCATTATTCTCACCGTCGTTGCTTCTGGTGAGATCACCCGAGGCTACGCACCGGGTGGCATGGCCACTATCTAGTTCACACTATCTCCCCGCATCTGCACCATGGCAAACATTCTCTGTTTCCTGATCGCTACCTCAACCTTTGCCACAATCGTAGCCAGCTTTGGTAATGTTTCGGCGCCAGTAGTTTACCATCAGCTTGATAGATAGGCGCGCGCTATGTACACACGACCCTTTAGCTAAATATATCTAGGCCTGCTATGTTGCGGGCCTAAATATATTTTGCCCTATCGCTTGACATTCGGCCCCGGGGGGTGGTAGCGGATTCTGACGCGCGGGGCGGGGCACAGGGAACCTCTTGGTATATCTGAGAACTCATCTACTGTAGCACACTAAGCCAAGGGCAGGGGGTAGGGGTCGAAATCTGTAATGTAGTATTTCAGTAGCATAAAAAATATTACACAACTTGGCTGGAACGTTTCCACTAAACCTCCGCTACGCCCAGGGACAGGTGTTCAAGGCCCGCAACCGCTTTCGTGTGCTGGTCGCAGGCCGTCGTTTCGGCAAATCCTACCTGTCGTGCATCGAACTCTTGCGTGGGGCGATTGAACGCCCCGGCGAAACGTTCTTTTACGCCGCCCCAACGTACAGAATGGCCAAAGATATTGCATGGAAAGTCCTAAAGAAGCTGGTCCCCAAACAATGGATCAGGAGTAAGAACGAAACCGACCTAAAACTGGAACTTGTCAACGGCTCCACGATTGAATTAAAGGGCACAGAGAACGCAATGGCCCTCCGCGGCCGCTCACTCGCGGGCGTCGTCCTCGACGAAGCCGCATTCATGGATTCCGAAGTCTGGTTCGAGGTAATCCGCCCCGCTTTGGCCGACAAACAGGGCTGGGCCCTCTTCATCTCCACCCCGAGTGGGACGGCCTCATGGTTTTACGACCTCTGGTGCTACTGCGAGCAGGGCGATACCGACTGGCAGCGCTGGCAGTTTACCACAATCGAGGGCGACAACGTTCCAGCAACCGAAATCGAGGCTGCCCGCGCCCAACTCGACCCCCGCACCTTCCGCCAAGAGTTCGAGGCCTCCTTCGAGAACCTCACTGGCCTAGTCGCAAACTCCTTCAGCGACGCCAACATATCCGAGCTGGCACGTGACATCCCAATCCTGCCCCTCCACATCGGCGTGGATTTCAACGTCGATCCAATGTCTGGCGTCGTCGCCGTAAAACACGACGACCTGTTGTACGTTTTCGACGAAATCGTGCTGACCGGCGGAGCCACCACCTGGGATTTCTGCGAAGAAATCACCCGTCGCTACGGCCTGGATCGCCGCATTGTAACTTGCCCCGACCCCACCGGCGGTGCCCGCAAAACCGCCGGTGTCGGTGCCACTGACCACGCCATCCTCCGCAAATCCGGCTTCACCGTCTCCACGCCCCGCTCCCCCTGGAAAATCCGCGACAAAATCACCTGCGTCAACACCGCCCTGCTCGACGCAGCTGGAACGCGCCGCCTGCTAATCCACCCAAAGTGCAAACATCTAATCAAATCCCTCCGCACACTCACCTACACCGAAAACACAGGCCTACCTAACAAAAACTTGGGCGTAGACCATAGTTTCGACGCACTCGGCTACATGTGCCTACAAGTATTCAATCTATGCAAACCCGAAACGCTAGGCACAACAACCTTCCGCACCTACTGACGGTAGACTAGGCCCAGCCCCGCATACCGCTATGGCCCCTAAAAAGCCCACCAAAGCCCAGAAAAAGGTGGAAAAGGTGATGCGCGAGTACAAGGAAGGCAAACTCCATAGCGGCAGCAAAGAAGGCCCCGTAGTAACCAACCCAGCGCAAGCCCGCGCCATCGCCCTCTCCGAAGCCGGACTGGCACGCCCCAAGAAAACCGCCAAGAAAACCGCCAAAAAGAAATGAAGGATGTAACCGCGGCAATCGCCGAGGGTCAATGCACCCACCTCGCCATCGACGCGGAGGAAGGAACAACCACGGTAACGATGGTCTTCCCCACTCCCGACAGCGCTTACAGCATCGCCTCCCTAGTCCACCGCCTAGTAACAGGAATCGAAGTCCTAGTCAACGTTGAGGAAGAGTAATGACCTACACCGTTCCCGGCGCAATGCGCACAAATATCGTAAGTAGTAGCTACCTAGGCGATAGCGACTCCCCCTTCACGCGCACCCAAGCGACGCTGGACATGATCCGGGGCTGGGAAGTAATGAAAGCCGTCACCCTCGGCACCGAGTACCTCCGGGACAACAGCCAAACCTTTCTCCCTCAAGAGCCTCGCGAAGATTACGACGCCTACCTAGGCCGCGTAAACCGCTCCATCTTCTCCCCCTACACCCAACGACTGGTACGGGCCGCCGCCGGTCTAATTCTCCGCAAACCAATCACACTAGAAGGTCCCGATTACTGGCGCGAATTTGCCGAAAACGTCGATGGCGGCGGATCTGACCTCGACGAATTTGCCCGCCGCACAGTGCTGTGTTCCTTGACCTACGGCCACTGCAATGTCCTAGTCGATTACCCCGCGCCCACCACAGTCCGCAGTCTCGCCGAAGAGCGTCTACTGGGACGCCGCCCCTACTGGCTAGAAGTCGATCCCACTAACGTATATGGCTGGCGCCTAAACCGCGACACCGAATACGGGGCACTGGAGCAAGTCCGAATCCACGAACAAGCCGTCGTACCCGAGGGCAAATTTGGCGAATGCGTCTACAACCAAATCCGCGTAATCTACCCAGGCCGCTACGAAATTTACCGCCAGACCCAAGCTCGAACCAGTCAAAACGTAAACCCCATCTACTCCAACACACCAAACTTCAACGACCAAAACGCCTCGTATGAGTTGGTCGATTCCGGCACTTACAGCCTGGACAGCATCCCATTCGTCACCACCTACTCCAACAAAATCGACACGCTGGTAAGTCGCCCACCAATGCTGGACGTTGCTTACATCAACCTCGCCCACTACCAGCGCCAAGCGGACCTAATCCACTCTTTGCACGTCGCCTCCCAACCCCTGCTAATCCTTGAGGGCTGGGACGACCAGACCAAGGACATGGCGGTTGGCGTGAACTACGCGATTGCGACCCAACCCGGCAACAAGGTTTATTACGTGGAGCCCGCATCGAGCGCATTCGAAGCGCAGTCGAATGAGATCCGCGAGTTGCAGCAACAGATGGCAAGCCTCGGCATCGCCACGCTGAGTCAGCAAAAGTTCGTTGCAGAGTCTGCCGATGCCCGCCGCCTAGACAAGGTAGACACAAACTCAATGCTGGCGGCAGTTTCCCTCGATTTAGAGCAAACTTTGCAGCAGTGCTTTGACATAAGCGCCGAGTACCTTGGGCTGGAGCCTCCCACAGTCCACATTGACCGCGACTTCGACATCAACCGCCTAATCGGCCAGGACATTGCCGCCCTGACCGTGCTGTTCGAGAAGGGCGTTATTACCCGAGAGGAATATCGCCTGATGCTAGCCCAAGGCGAGGTAATGCCCTCCATGCAACTCGGCTCCCTCCCATCCGAAGAACCTGGAACGGAAGCCGAGGGCGAAATGACGGAGGAACCAATTGATCAGGAAGAAATGCCCCAGGTTGATACACTAGAAGAGTAGTAAACCTATTTTTCGATGGCCAAGTCCCTCGACAAGGTTCTGCAGGCCGACGGCTCCTACAAATGGGAGCTAGTCGAACTAACTAGCGACTACATCAAATCGCTGGAAAGCCCTGCCAAACCGGCTGCCCCCGCACAGTGCCCTGCTGTTGCGCCATTGCAGTGCCCCGCGCCCACCCGTAAAACCCGCAAACCCACCGAGATCTGATGCAAGAACTGGTACTTGAGACGCCAGTGGCGCCTCCCGAGCAGCCCGTGGCCGCTCCCACCGAGCCCAACCCCGACTTCTCAGCCCTCCAGGCTGACTACGAGGCCCGCATCACCGCCCTCACCAGCCAAGCTACCGAAGCCGAGGAACGTTTCCTCGGTCTCAAAGTCAAGCTGGACGAGGTGTATAAAAAACAGGACGAAAAGCGCAAGCAAACCCTCCAAGACCAAGGCCAGTGGAAAGACCTCTGGGAAGAGGCCAACCGCACCGCGCAAGAAAAGGACACCCGCATCACCGAACTGGAACGTCAAATCGACGATCTCCGCAGTAGCACCGAAGCCGCCGCGACGCGCACCAGTGCAATGGCAGCAATCAGTAATGCGGGCGCAATCAACGCCGAGCAAATGCTGCAATTACTGCAATCCAACCTCCGCAAAAACGACACTGGTTCGGTCGTAATCCTAAATGGCGGTGTTGAACAAGACATCACTACTTATCTATCGAATCTACGTAACCCCGGTTCAGGATTCGAGCACCACTTCAAACCAGCTGGAACGGCTGGGATGGGTGCAAAACCGAATCCAACTGCGATGGTAGCGCCGGGCATGACCAATCCGTGGAAACCCGGATCGGTTAATATAACAAAGCAGATGCAAATTTCTGCGTCCGACCCCGAACTTGCAGCGGTGCTGAAGCGTGAGGCCGGATTTTAAGTCTCTGTGAGATTACCCAAGTCCGTGACTGGGACCCGCAAACCCCAACCCTGAGGCCCTTCAATGGCTGCTCCTTTCCAGAACTATTCAGGCGGTGTCCTTCTCGCGGACATCGTAAAGCGCAATAATCTCAGCACCTATGTGTCTGAGGCAATTCTCGAACGTTCTTTGTTCGTGAAGAGCGGCATCATCGCCCGCAGCAGCCTGCTGGACGCCACCGCCGGTGGCACCCGCATCCAAGTTCCCGAGTTCAACCCCATCGCTCCTACCGAGGAGATCATGGATGGCACGGCAACTTGGGGCACCAGCACCGCTGGCTACCTGACCCCCCAAAAGATCGGCACCGGCAATCAAATTGCCACGATATGCCACCGCGGCTTTGCTTATGCGGTTGACGACGTAGCCGTTCTGGCTGCGGGCGAAGATCCCATGATGCACATCCGCAACCAGCTGGCCGACGCCGTTAACAAGCTGAAGAGCACCCGTCTGTTCTGCCAGCTGTCCGGTCTGTTTGCTAGCACCCTTGCTGCCAACAGCCTCGACGTAGGTGTTGCTGCCGCCTCCGGCGGAGCCGAAGCCAACTTCCTGACTGGTGCGACCATCGCCCGTGCCCGCAACCTGCTGGGCGAACGTGGCGACGAACTCGATACCCTGGTTGTCCACCCTTCCGTGGGCTTCTACCTGTACCAAGTTGGCCTGTTGACCTTCTCCACCTCTGCCCTCGCAGCCTCCGGCTCCGTGGTCTGGGGCGGCGGCGGTGTTGGCGTTGGCGCCCGCAGCATCGGCGAATTTGCCGGTTGCCGCGTGGTAATCGACCCTCAAGTGAACGTCGTTGCCCCTGGCACCGGCGGCCACCAACGCGAGTTCTACTGCTACCTCACCAAGTCCGGGACCATCCTGGAAGGTGTCCAGCAAGAACTGCGGATCGAAGCCGACCGCAACATCCTGTCCAAGCAGGACGTGCTCTCCGTTGACTACCACACCGCCTATCACGTGATGGGCACCAAGTGGAACAGCAACAGCGACAACCCCACCAACTCCGCCATCGCCACTTCCGGCAACTGGGCTGCCACCTACAACATTGACCTGATCCCCATCGTTCAGCTCACTGTGAACAGCCCCCTCGACACCTCCACCATCTGATCCCAATCAGCTGGAACGTCTCCCAGCCTCACCTTCGGGTGGGGCTTTTTTAATGTCCTAAACTGTATTAGCCTTACCAGTTTCGTGGCCGCAGTCATCACCGCTACGTTGAGCAGCGCGACTGCCAACAGCTACGCCACGTTGGCTGCTGCCAACACATATTTTCAAACCGTCCCAGACTCCAGCAACTGGGACAACAAGACCACAGACCAGAAGAACCGCGCCCTAATCGCAGCCACCCGCTGGATCGACAGTCTGAATTACTACGGAGTGCGTTGCGACGAAAACCAAGCACTGAAGTGGCCCCGTAACAATTACGTCGCAGACGGCGTAACACTGGACTGTGACAGCATTCCTAATGCCATTCTGTACGCCCAGTTCGAGCTGGCGCTTGCCATCGCAAATAACACCGCTTCGATCACGGGCAATACCGGCACCACCGGCTTGTACGACGAAGTGGAGTTGGGCGATCTCAGGGTAAAATACAACAGCACATCCCAGTCAAACGGCCCGGTCAACAATGTGTTTGATGTGTACCCATGGCTGCAATCCCACCTTGGCCCCTACGTCCTTGGCGGTGCAGGCGGCTACCAAGTCCGTGTAACCCGAGGATGACATGAGCCTAACTGACGACACCTTCGCCCTAATCCCCGCCCCCATAATCGAAAAGTGGGGCAGCACAATCACGTACCTAACATCCGGCACCGACACCTATAGCACCTCGACTGGAACGGCCAGCACAAGCGACACCACCTCCACCTTCAAGGCTCTCGTCACCGCGGTAAACCCCAAGGAATATGACGGCCTGTACCAAGTCCAGGATCTGAAGGTAATCATACCTGCCAGCTACCTACCTTCCTATTACCCCACAATCCGCGACCGCATCCAGTATTCGGAGGCTGGAACGACCCGCGAAGCCCGGATCATCGACATCAAGAGCTACCGCGGCGACAACCCAATCATGCACGTCCTAATCGTGAGGCCGCAGTAATGGGCAGGGACATTCGATTCTTAGTTAAGGACTTGCAAGAAGCAACAACAAATGCAGCTAGACAAGCTTGCGTAGAGATCATGAACGGCCTTGTAGCTGCCGGACCGGGTTACAGTGGCGAGTTTTCCTCTGCGTGGTACGCAGTGGCGCAAGGCCAGCAACCCGGAAAGCCCCGAAATGCAACAGGTCTATACAAATACGATCTACGTAATGTACCAAAGACACGGTTTCCCACTGCTGGATTGTGGTACAGCATTGTAAATGGAGCCGACCACGCTGCTGAAGCAATGGATCTAGTACCGCATAAATACGGACCATTTGACGGCACAGCGATCAAGCCACAGAAGGAAGGGGTTAGACCAGCAAACGCCACCCGTGGTAACTTAGTTGGAGGAAGTGGGCCCAATACAAGCACAGCACCCCTCGATTGGTGGCCAACCTATAACGTCGGTGGGGCGCTTGGGAAAGACTTAGCCAAGGGCATACGAAATGGTTTTGGTAAAGCACAAGGATTTGGCAAATGAACTACCAATCAGTCCGTGCCGCCTACGAAGTCCCGATTGCTGCAGCTTGTGCTGCGCTAAGCCCCGCCATTCCGGTCTATTTCGATAACGTAGTCACTACCGCGCCCCAAAGCACAAGTTCCTTTGTCCTTGTCAACATTTCCTTCGGGCTCACCACCGAGCCAGTCCTCACCCGAGACATCAACCACATCCGCGGCTCCATCGTGTGCCGAATCCACACCCCAAAAGGAAAAGGCGCTGGAGCGTCTCAAACGATTGCATCAGCTATTACTGGCGCACTCCAGACCCTCAACGCAACCGCCCGTGCCCCCGGCCCTAGCGTCCACGCCCGAGTAGGTCCAATCAACGGCCCAACATTCATAGCCCCCGACGATTTTCCGCATCTGCTGGGACGTTTCGACTGTCCGTTTGTGGCTACAGTATTCACCTAATCCATATAAATCGCGTCGTTGCTACCATATAAATAGTCGGGCTGCGCCCGCAAACCGTTGCCCCCGTTTCCATGACCGCTACCGCTTTGTCCGGCACCGCCGGAGCCCTCTACTACAAGCCTGCAGGCACCATCGGCACCTTTGGTGAAGCTGGTGTGAATGCTGCGACTGACGTTATCACCGTCGAGCCTTACCTGAACTTTAAGGCTGGCGATCCGGTCAAGTTCCGCATCTATAACCCCAACACTGGCGATACCGTTACTCCCAGTGGTAGTAATGCTGCTCCTGCTGGCGTCACTATTGGCACCACCTATTACGTGCTGAGCTACACAGCATCGAGTGGTGCGTTAACAGTTTCCACAGCTTCAGGCGGCACAATTCTGCCTATTACCGATGACGGTACACTGGCCGCACCCAACGAGTTTGAGGTGTATTACGCCGACTACGCTCCCGTGGGTCAAGTCCGCGACTGGAGCTTTGAAATCAGCCGTTCAGAGATTGACGTAACCACAATTGGTCAATCTGCTGGGCAGTACGCCCCCTTCCGTAACTACATCTCCGGCTTTGCTGATGGCACAGGGTCCGCAACGGTCTACATGACCGATGAAGACGCTGCCATGTCAAACCGCATGATCGAAGACGTGCTTCAACGCCAGCAAGTAGGTGCATCCTTCAAGCTGTACATCGAACGCATCGTCAGCAGTGGCACGGTGAACGAAACCCTATCTCGTTCTATTTCCATGAGCGCTATCTTGACTAGCGCCAATCTGGCCGCTAATCCTGACGATGCCCAATCAGTTAGCGTTAAATTCCGTCCCAGCGGTGCAGTAAGTTTTGACTTTGCTGCTAGCTGATCTATTAGATTAACATTAGCCCCGGCATTTGCTGGGGCTTTTTAGTGCTACAGTACAGAAGTAAGATGTTTCAATCTCATGGCCTCGGTGCCTAGCAATCGCGCCATCGACCGCCTGCGAAAGGCGGCCAACCTAACCCCCGCCAAGAAAGTCGTCGAGCTTAGCGACGGCAGCAC